GCACATTTGCTGGGCAAGTTCAAGCTGGTTAATGCGCTGCGCTTGTGCCGCGATGGTCTGTTCCAGTTGGCCCTTTTGCAGTTCGGCAAACTTAGCATCAATGTTGGCATTGATGTCGCAAGTCTGCTTGTCAATCTGTGCGCCAAGCTGGGCAGAAGCCAGACGGTTTTCGCAGCAGCAGTTGGACAGCTGATTAGACAGCGCATAAGTGTTGTTGCTGGCCTGCAACTGCAAGTTAGCCTGACCGAGCGCAATCTCTTTGCCGAGCTGACCGATGTTGCCCTGCATATCGTAGCCAAGGCTACAAACGCCGTTGCCGATGTTGGTCAGGCGGTCATTGATTTGACCGAAGTGCTGACCGAACAGAATGTCCTGCTGGGAAGCCGCAGTAGCGTACTGGCCGAGTTCGCCGTTGCCATAACGGCCACCCCAGCCGCCGCCCATGAAGCCAAAGAACAGCAGAATCAGCACCAGCCAAGAAATGCCATCGCCACCAAAACCAGTGTTGCCACGGGTCAGAGCGGCAATGTCGGCAGGGGACATCATGCTAGAATCTTCCATTGCCATGAGAAGTTCCACCTTTCATACATAAAATTTTGTATTTGAGAAAAGCAATATTGCGCACTACTGCTTAACTGCGAGTTAAAGGAAACTCTTTACTTGCGGGTAAATCTGTTCAGCCATCTTTTTCGCTTGGTCTACTTGCTGTTGGCTGAATCTGCCTGTCTTTACAAGTTCGTCAACCACAGCACTCGGATTCCGAGAACCGACCATCTGCTTCACTTGGCCAAGCATCTGAATCATTTGCATTGGGTTACTTTGCGGATTTGGTGTTGACGCGGCGTTCGCCTGTTGGAACAGAGAAGTCAGAGGATTCATTCTTCACATCTCCCTTAATATTCAATAATTCGTTGAGCCGTTCATCTACAATTTGACGGATTTTGCCCTCGTCCAACTGCCTACAATCGGTAGCCGGTTCGCCAGACATTTCGGAGAACTTGAATTTCTTGAATGTGACAGCGCCGGAAACATCGCAAGACTTCACATAGAAGTACGGATTGTTGTTATCCATGAACCAAGCTGTTTGATTTGGCTGAACAATGCGATTTCTCGCATCTTCCTCACTGGAAACAAAAATCCAAGGCATTGAGCCATAGCCCTGATTTAGGCCGTCTTGGGCGTTCTGTGCCTTAGGCATAAAACTATTCGTCTGCGGTTGATAAAGCTGTTGTGGGGCTTGCCAGCCGCCATACGGTTGATTGTAGCCCATAGGTGAGCCATACATAGGCATCTGCACTGTCTAACACCTCATTTCTGATTCAATTATAAAAAGAAAAAGCCCTATCGAGAAGTCCCGATAAGGCTTTTATTTGTCTATTATTCAGATGTGTTTGAACAGTTGTTCTTCGGCTTTATAGGTGATAACTTTGATTCGCTGGACGGAGTAGCCAAATTCTTCCGAAAGCTGGTCAAATGTCCGCTCGTCAATCAGGCGGCGTTTCAGAACAGCTCTCGGCGTTTCGCCTCTTACCCACAAATCAATCAGTTCGGATAACTCTTTGTTAGAAATATCCTCACTTACCACTCTTTTTGCCATTGCTTTGATTCTTTCTAACGCGGGTTCTTGTCTTAGTCCGTGTTGTTGTGGTAACTGTCTTAATGCGTACTTTCTGCTTTGCCATTGTTAATCACCACCCGCCGTAACGTCAAGGCTTGCATCGCCATCAGCAGTTTCTTGTGTTGCGTCAACTGTTTGCGTTGTAGTGGTTGTAACTGTTTCTGATGTCTGCACTTGGAACTGTGCTTCATAGAACAGCCACGCAACATTTGTTGCAACAAGCAGGACAATAAGCAGAACGATAATCGAAAAATATCGCTTCTCGCGCTTCTCGTGACGCATTTCGCAAGATTCAAACACAAACTGTGAAATGTAATTATCTGTCCCGCTGGTAGGGTCTTTCACCATGTCCAGCTTTGTATCAACATCCATTGGATTCACACCTTAATCATCAAACAGTTTGTCCTTGATTTCTTCAAGGTTTTTTCGAATTTCGGGAAGCTCCTTTGAAAGGGTTTCAATTATGCCGTATAGCTTATCCTCACGTTCCTTGGAAGTCTTAACGACCCACCAAATCAGGATGAAAAACGACACAATAACGCAGCCGAGAACGCCGTAGTTCATGTAAACGTTTTGGGCAATCTCTGTCGGCATAAGTCACACCTCGCTCAACTCTGCATTGTCGTAGCCAAGAGACTTTAACTTGAACTTAAAGTTCTCTGCATTTTCGCGGCTTGCGAATCGAACAAAGACTTGATACTCTTTCGCTTGAGGAATATCTTCTACCGGCATAACTTCATCAGGAACTACGTCAGTAGAAACAGCAATCGGCTCTGCATCACCGATTTGCTTTTGACTTGCAATTTCTGCTTTCTTAGTGCGCATCTTCAAACACCCCTATTATTTACTAGAGGACTTGAAAATGCCCTCATACAGTGCAACTGCCGTTGCACCAGAGCCAATACCCATTGCGCACGCGGTAAACGCATCCGTGGCAGGGTAAATAGCCGGGTAAACAACCCAAGCAGCAATGCTAAGAATTGCGCCAGCAATCATGCAGATGACAGGAATCCACTTATTGTCTGCCGAGGTCTTTGTCTTGTACGCATACGCGATAAGCTCAACAATGGCGGTAATAGATGCCATCGAAGCAACATTCATGAAAATATCCACCTTGTATCACCTCTTTTTATTGTAGTGTAGCATACCAGCTCGAAGTTGTCAAGCGTCATTTTCAATCTGCTCATTCGTTTCGGCATTTTCCGAGGTTGCGTTAGATGCAGCGTCCAGCGCATCGTAGTATTCCTGCGCAAGCGTCTCCACCTCTGCAATGTCATCTTCGGTCAGCAGGCCATTGTCAAGGTGCGTGTACGCTTTATCGAGCCAAAACGCAACGTCGCGTCCTGCTGCAATCTCTCGCTTAATACTGCGCAATGTTAAATCGTGCCGCGCTTTACTCTTGATAACCATTTTATTACTCCTTTCATGTTTGAGATGCCACCGCATCTTCCAAATCGGTGATTCGCTTAATGGGGTCTGCGCGTCCCGTCACAGTCGCGCTGTCGGCATCTGTCAGCACGGTGTTTACTCCTACAAGCGCTGGCAACGGCTGTGCGCCTGTCGCGGTGAAGGGCACAGGCTCTTTCAGCTTGTAGCAGACTTGCACGGGTGTTCCTGCGGCGTACTGGGCGGCAAGGTAGGATTTCAAATCATTGACTGTTGCGAAAGGTCCATCTGAGGCCACGTGAAGTACGACGGATGTAGAAGAAATGCGTACAAAGTTAAACGGATATTCATTAAATTTTTTTTGGTTATCAAAATGGCTTGAAATTCCCAAAACCGCAGAATAAGGTTCTAGTATTCCATATAATGCCCATTGCTGCTGTTTTGTGCTCGGGACGGAGCCGTTGTCCATCCACCGCTCTGTTCCGTCTAACGTCAGTATTTTCCACGTCTCCTGCCCATCACCCGTCACCGCGTCCACCTCACCGCCATACACGGTTTCGGGCAGGGTCAGGGTGTTGGTTTGCCCCGTGTATGGAATGTAGGCGGTGGGGGCGCTTCCAGCAACGAAAACGACATCAAAATTGTAGTTAAATGTTATCCCGTTATTCAGCCCAAATTGAATCCATTCACAGTCGGTTGAGACTGTGAATGTTTTCTCGGATTCCATACCATGTTTTGTGTTAAGCATATATGCACGCTTGATAAACTTCTTGCTTTTCGTCAAAAAAGCAATGCGAGTATACAGAATTGTGTCGTCTGTTTGCCTCAAACGAATCGAGTATTGTGCGCCTGGAACAACTTTTACGTAAGAAACAGCGACATCTTCGTATGATGATATAGTTCCATTCTCACCGTAAACTGGTGCGCCAACTACCAATCCATCTCTATTAAAGAGATTCTCCCCGCACCGCTCCACCATCACGCTGTCACGTCCCTTGATGGGACGAATGTTTTCGGGGCTGGGTGTTCCGCTGCCTTCCTGCATGGGTTCCCACTTTGCTTTCACGCCCAGTGGATACCCCGCCACAGGGTAGCACACAACAGGGTTGCCGCTTTCTTCCAGAGGCGGGCAGAACATATCAATGATGCGCTTGCTGCTCCACGGCTTGCCGCCAATGGCGCTGTCATCGGGCGTGATGTTTGCCACCTGCTGTTTCAGCGTAGCAATATCATTTACTGCTGTCGTGTAATCTTCGGGCAAGCTATCGGCAACGTCCTGTGCCTTTTTTGCACTTGCGGCAGCGTTTACCTCGCTGGTTGCCGCTGCTGTTTTGCTTTCCAGCGCGGCCTGTGCAGATTCCGCCGCAGCTTGCTCACTCGCCTTTGCGGCCTTTTCACTTTCAGCAGCTTTTACTTCCGATGCCCCTGCCGCCTGTTCACTTCTCGCCGCAGCGCTTGCAGAATTGCCCGCCGCATTAGCTGAACCTGCCGCAGCATCGGCGCTGCCCGCTGCCGCAACTTTAGCATCGGTTGCGGTTTTCGCATCGGTTGCCGTTTGCTCGGCATTTCTTTCTGCGGATTCGGCGCTTGCCTCTGCCGCACTCTGGCTTTCTGCGGCATTATTTGCACTCTGCTGTGCGTTCAAAGCGCTTTTATGTGCATTTTCTGCGTTCAGGGCGCTGCCACCTGCCGCGTCTGTGGCGATACCTGCTGAACGTTCTGCTTCTTCGGCGGCGTTACTTGCCGCAATGCCTGCTTGTGTGGCACGTTCGGCAGCTTCCTGTGCAGCTGCTTTGCTTTCTGCCGCGTTCTTTTCGCTCAAAGCCGCAGCTGTTGCCGCCTGTACAGCTTCTTCCTTGTAAGGCTTTACAGTGTCCGCCGCATCCTTCGCGGCATTTTTTGCGCTTTGCTCTGCGTTCTTGGCGGCGGTCTGTGCGTCCTTACTTAGAGTTAAAACCTGTTGTAGCAGGTCGGGTGTAGGCTCTGCTGGCTCTGTACCGCTTGCATTTGAGTGTTTCCTTACGATGTATTCACAATCGGCAGAGATGCGCTGTACGCCGTTTGCAAGACCTACAAACACAATCGTTCCAACGCCGTACAAATCAGCCGTAGCTTCCTTCGGAACTTTGATAACGCCGGTAATGGAATCAACAGCAACTTGAACAGGCTTTTTGTTTGGGGGATTAAATGTCGCTATTACGCTTAAATTTACCCAATCTGGCGCTTCAACAATTTGAAGTTGTTCCTCTCCATAGCTGTTAAATGTGCCGAGTTCCAGCTTTTCACCATTCTCTGTTGTGGCATTGTAACCATTCAGTTTTATAACGTGCATCTTATTCCACCCACTCGGATTTATAGAGATTTTTCTCCACAAGGCCAAGTTCCTTGCAGAGACTATAAATTTTATCAGCGTCACCCTGCGAAACCGGCCCGACAGAGATTAGCTGTAACTTGGACTTAGGCTCATCAACTTCTTTGTTAGCGGTTCTCATTTCACGCAATGCGGCGGTAACGGTAAGTGCCGATGTATGGCTGCATATTATTGTGAGGCTGACCTCCACCCACTGGACGGGTCGTAAGATTTGTGTTGTCGTACTTGTCGTAGGGGTGAGTTGGTGCATATTGCGTTGATGCGCTGGATGCCAAGCTGATTGCCCATCCGTGGAGCTGATGCTGATGGGACGGCATCTCTGCAATATTCAGTGTATGCTCCTTCTCACCGCCAATACTACCCGCATTATACTCTCCGCCAGCGCCAACCGTCACCCTGTCAGTTCCGTACCGTTCCCACGTGCCATAACCAAAATAATTGTGCACTTTTTCTGGCGTGCTTAAATCTGGTGCATCTGAGATTCCAGTTGGGTCAAATTCAAAAATATACCCAATGGGGAGTTCTTGCATCCCCACTCCCATAAAATTACTCATTTTCTGTCCCTTCCACAATGGCTTTGTACTGTTCTTTGGTAATCAGCCCCTTCCTGACGGCTTGAGCAACCATAGATTCTGTCCACCAGCCTTTTTTATGCCAAAGTTTAATTTTTTCGTACATTTCAGTTCTCCTAGGGAATCATTGTGCCTGTCATCATTGCAGTGTATGTTACCTGCGCATTAAGTTTTTCGGCGGCATCGCGGCGCGCTTCTTCCTCTTTGGCGGCTTGCTCGGAAGCCTTGGCGGCAGCATCGGCGGCATCTTTTTCTGCTTGTGCCTTTTCTGCAATATCCGCAAGTTCCGCATCGGTGTACGGCACATACCGATGCACTTCTTCGTACTCGTCCCATGCGTCCTGTGCTGGAGTTGTGATTTCCTGCCGAAGCCCATCTGGGAAATCGGCAGTGACCGTTCTTGTCATTACTTCATACCGCACGGATGCGGGTACAGCTTCGTGATGCACCGTGACACGTTTCGCAGTTTCTAACTTGCCGAGCGTCATGTCGGGGTTTTGCAACTCGTGCTCAAGTGTTGCATCGTAAATTTTCATGTTCACACCTCTAAGTGCCACGTAACGTCCAAGTCGCAGTCAGGCTTAGTGTCGGCGGTGATTTTTACCGTGATGTTGCTTGCCGTCACTGTAAACTCTGTTGTTCCCCTAGCAATCGTTCCAAGATTGCGGCGCTTTGTGGCATCTGTGTTGGCGTTGCCCGTCTGCGTTGTCAAAGGTGGCAGAACGTTTTTAATCGTAAATGTCTTACTGTTTGTGACAGTCTTACTCTGCGTGTACTTGCCGTTTTCCGCCGTCCAGCCATCCACGGTAAATGTAGCGGTGACTGTCTTAAACTGGTCTTTGATACCGTCAATTTTTTCGAGAAGCGTGTCAATCTTTTCACCAGAATATTTTAATTGATAACCTTCGGGCATTCAGTCTCACCACCCCTAATAATAAATAGTGCTGCACCAATAACGAAGCAACAGCTTAATGCTATTACGTTCATTTTACTCTACCCATTCAGATTTGTAAAGCCCTTGTTCTGTTAAACATAGTTCTTTTGCTGTGGCGTAGATTTTATCTGCATCGCCTTGTGAAACAGGGCCAATGGTAATCATCTGTAACTTGTACTTTGGCTCGTTTACTTCTGGGATGTCGTTCTTTTCTACCTCTACTTCCGAATCATATACGCCGACAGCATTCGCAAAGCCGATGTATTTTGTAGGGTCAAGACCTTTGCCAGTGGCAGATGCGCGAACCTCAAAGTGGCAATGCTTGAAAGGCGGGTTGGCAAGTGCCGCATTTCCAGTGTTTCCCATAACGGCAATCGGGTCTCCACTTTTAACTTTCTGCCCGACCTTAACCAAGAGTTTCTCGCAATGGCAAAAATAAAGGTAGTTCACAACATCGGGCGTTTGGTTCGCGTCCAGCTTAACGCAGACATAATAGCCCCATTCCCATGTCCTGTTTCGCTTGTCTGTGACAATTCTTGCCGTCACTACTGTGCCGGAAATGCTCTTGTCTGCATATCGCGGAAAGTGAATAATTGAATCGTCAAGGCCGTCAACATCAGCGCCACCGTGCCAGACCTTGCCGTTCCCTCGCGTATAGCCATAACGCGAGTACGGGAAACGGATTCTATTTCTACCGTCAAAAAGCATGAAAATCACTCCTTTTCTGCTTCTTCTGCTTCTGCTTGTTTGTCTTTCGTGCCTGTGTTCATTTCCAACGTATCTACGTGCAAATTCACTTCTTGGTTAGCTTGCAGGTTTGCGATTTGCTCATTCTTTAACTCTGCGTTAAGTTTCAAAAGAGCATTTTCTACAACCAAGGACTTTACCATAAGCGGCATCTGTGAAGAATTTATTGCGTTCAGAACATTGGTTTGAAGCTGAATAATGAGTTCGTTATCAGACATAATAGTCTCTCCTTGTCTAAGTTTAAATAGGCTGACCGTTTCTTTTTATCGACTTGCACTCAAGCTCTCCGTCAAATACAACATGAGGACGACCCGTATTTGGGTCATTGTACACATGAAACAAACTTCTTCCGTCTGAATAGCGAAGCCAAATTGAACCAGCGCCGTTTACGGATTTTATTTCTGTATGCACAACATTACTTGCATGATACATATACAGTTCACTACCTGTAAAAGATGACTGCATTAAAACTTGCAAGCTGTTATTTGCATACATTTGGAGTTGAGCTTGCGCGTCATTGCTTCCGTATCCGATTAGCGTTGCAGCGCGTCTCCAACTTCCGTCACCCAGTTTCCTTTCTATTGAAACATGTCCGTTTCCCAAAATAACAGAGTTTGAATCTGTTTTTGATGTGAAATACCCAGTTGCTGTGACAGTTCCATTTTGCGTTAATTTAAAGTTATCACTGTTTACAACAAGAGAGTTTGAATTGAATGTAATAATACCGCTCGTGATTGTACAATTACTTGAATCAAGTGCGAACTTAGAGCGAACATTTCCATCTGTAACGGCTGTCACTTCAAACTTGTCAAAAGTTTGTTTTAGTTGCGTGTATTGTGAACTTAGTCCACTGATGTCTTGCGCTGTTTGTTCAGCCTTTACGGCAAGGCCATCAACCGTTGCAGAGATTTTAAGAATCCTTTGCTTCGAGTTGTATTTGACGTTATTCACAGCAGTAGTCGTGTTGCGGTTAGCATTACCAACGCTCTCAAAAGTGCATTTACCGCCACTGTGCTTTACACTTGTAATCCAAGTGTCGAACTCATTTTTCCCGTCACTTACGGTTACAATATCGCCAACCTTGATTTCAAGTGTCTCCGGTGTCTGAATATTTGAACAGGGAACATAGGTAATGTTATTCAGACCATCGTACAGATTCTTGACATACGGACGTAGTGCCGCATCGGAAGTTGTTGAAAGAAGCTGATTACCTTGAATGACAAGTGCGTTAGTGCCTTGCTCGTCAGCCGGATAAATAACGCCGACATCATCATCAGATTGCCTAACTTGTACTTTATCAATAGCCTTTACAACGAAGTCCGAGAAAGTCAACTGATTCGCAAAGTAAGGGATTCCATCAGGCGTGTCGCTACCTGATTTTGCAGAAATAAGCACGCGATGAACATTGTCTTGCAGACTTCTATTAACTACATCAAACAGATGGAAAGACTTTTCGTTAATGCTCTTTTTGGGAGAAATTATTACTCTATCGTTTTTCTTGTACCAGTCAAATAAAAGTTTGCCATTAGCATCTGCATTGCAGAAGCAGCCGGACGCAGAACACACCATTTTCATCAAGTCTCTAGCATTAACGCCAGAACCAGTGAACTTCTGAATTTGGTAGTCTTTATTCAGACGAGGTTCGTTCGCAAGCTCCAACTCGCACTTAGCGGCAAGCGCCGTTGCGAAGTCTTTAATTGTGATTGGAAAAGTAAGCGCATTGAGCCATTCTGTGACATCAACATCAAGCAGCGAGACGTTATCATAGGCCGTCACTTTATACTTGTTTGAACCTGTCTTTTCTGGCTTGTCGCATGTAAAAACGCCAATTTTTGTTTCTATGTCAAGTTCGTTATCGGCCTTGTAAACCTTGTAATATGTCAATACCGTTCCTTGCGTTACGCTAAGAGCGCTGTCGGAATTGACCCAAAACTCAATCTCAACAGCGCTCGCGCACACAGAACCGGGTGCGATGTCACTGTCAGAGTTTGATGAAGTAGTCCAGTCAACGCCAACAATGTTGCTTTGAAGCGCTGTTCCGTCCGCTAAAACAAACTTATCTTGAAACATCTAAAACACCACCGTTCTTGTTATTCTTATTTTACGCTCCTGTGCCGATAATGTCAAACTTAAAATCCCTATACAGCCCATTGTAAAAATATGTGCTGTAAGAAGAACCGCTTGAAGTGGAGCAATATGCTTCAAACGTCTCCAAAGTTCCGTTCTCTTTCGGGCAAGTAAACTGGAACGTCTTGCCTTGAACAAGGTTATTCATGTAAGCTAACTGCTCTTTAGTAACAGCCTTGTAAGAGAACTTCGCTTTAGGGATTCTCCGTTTGACCCACTCGATGTGCATAACTCCATCTTGTGTGCGACCAGACCCCTCTGCGGCAATGGAGTTCCATTCCATCTGAATGCCGCCGTCAGCATCAGGCTCATACAGGGGCGTTCCATCAACGAAAAATTGCGTTGACAGCGGTCTGTCAAGCGGACTTGCCATTGTTATGCACCCCCATTGATTACTGCTTGTTTGCGATTGTATCTGGAAGCCGCCTTGCCAATCACATCATCGCCAATGCTAACTTCGAGTTGATTGTCATTGATTGCTTGAACAACAGCCATGCACCCTTGCCAGAACACATCTGCAAGGCTTGCATTCGCGTCCATTTGTGCTTGCGTGAAAGAACCCATGTCGTTGCCGAACTGCCCAGAAACGCTTCCTACGCCGAGCATAGGTACTGTCATTGCAGACTTCATGCCAGAAGCAAGGTTATTAACACTAGAATATACCAAGTCTGCGTTAGTGTCAATACCATTTGCAAGACCGCGCATAAAATCCGGCATCCACTTCTCGTAATCGCGAAGAACGCCCTCGTCAGGACGCGAGAAGTGAAGCACAGATGCAATGCCTTGGGCAACTGCGTCAGCGGCGCTCTTTGCCAATTCCTTTGCCCTTCTGATACCATCAGACAAACCCTGCACAAAGTCAGAACCCCAGCCCTTGGCAGTTTCTTTCATCTTGGAAAGGTCGAGCGCTTCCTTGACTTTTCTAATTGCGCTACGGACTTTTTCAATGAATCCGTTAATGCCATTAGTCAAACCTTGGACAATGTTTTCGCCAAAGCCCTTAAAGACAGTGGACGGAGAATGGATTCCGAAAATGTCCTTAAACCAGTCAATGACGCTATTCCACTTTTCTTTCCACCACTGCTTAAATCCAGCCCAAGCGTCTTGGATTCCTTGGATAATGCCAGGAATAATCTCTTTCGCCCACTGAATGATGCCATCAACGAAGTTTCTAAATTCCTCGTTTTCGTCATACAGCTTGACGAAAATGGCAATAAGCGCAGCAATTGCGGTGATAACTAAACCAACAGGGTTTGTAAGCACGCCGATAACTACCGTAACGGCAGAAATAGCAACTTTAGCCGCCATAATTGCGGCAATAACCGCTGCAATCACGCCAGCAACATAGCCAATTTTCTCCGAAATCTTAGAAATTGTATCGCCGTGCTCGTCGATGAAGCCAAAAATATCTTGAATTTTGTCATAAACAGGGCCAAGTGCTTCTCTTATAAACTTGTAAATCACAGTTGCAGCGTCAGAGAATCCTTGAATAAAACCGCTTGCGAACGGAGCAATAATATTGTTAATGACGATTGATAGGTCGTTCATAGTATCTTCAAGATGCGTCAATGCGTCATTGAACAGCAGTGCACCAATGCGGCCTTCTCCGAAGAAGTTTTCAAAGAACGATGTATCGACTGTCTTTGCAAAATTTCCGATAGATTGCCATAGATTACCTGCGGCAGACTTCAAACCTTCGGAGTGTTCATCCCATATTGCACGCATCCTATCTAGTGCCGCACGGAACGGCTCTGTCAGGCTCTTCATGCTATCTTCTACTTCCGAACGCTCCCACATCGCAGACGGGTCAACGCCAAGAGTGCCGCCAGCGCCGCCGCCTTGCGAACTTTGCACAACTTCGAGTTCGTCAAACCCAGCAAGAAACGCTTTTTGAGCTTTGCTGCCAGATTTCAGAGAGTTCGCGTAGTTGACATTGTTCTTAATTGCCTTGTTATAGAACGAACGGCCAGTTAGCGCGGAAAGGAAGTGCGAAAGAACATTAAATGCGTTCGCGATAGCAGATGCAAGCATATTAAATGCGGGAGTTAATGCGGAGATGATGGGTTCTACCGCCGCCATAATTGCATTACGCGCAAACAGCAAGTTTGATGCAATGGACGAAATGTTGTCATTGAAGCTGGCAATAGCACCAGTCGCACCGGTGTCAAATTGCTCCGACCAAATGGCCATTGCGTTTGCGGATTCTTTCGCAGCGTTTGTGATTGACTTAATTACGCCGCGAACTATACGATAGAATGTGATATTTTTGACAGAACGAACCAGTTGTGCAAGAAATGTATTGTTCTCTTTTGTTGCCTTTTTTACTGGCTCGTCCATATCTTCAACTGAATCATTTGCTTCTTCCTGTGAATCGTAAAAATCATCTAGTTTCTGTTTTGCAACTTCAAGTTGAACGCCGTAAGAAGCGAGCTTTTGCTGTGCCTGTGATAGCGCTAACTGCTTTTTAGCTAAAGCAATAGTGCTCCTATCCATAGCGGCATCATCGTCATCATCAATTTCATCTTGCAGATATTCCAAGCGTTCTATTTCTGCTGCGAGGATGTTGATTTTTGCGGCTTGATTTTCAAATGCAGCGCTTGCGCTTGCAACCGCGCTTTGAAGTCTTGCTTCCTGAGAATCAAATTCATCAAGTCCGAGACCGTCTAACGCTGCGTGAGCGGCTTCTGCTTGCTCCGCGATTGACGACGCAATGTTTCCTTGGGAAGTTGCATTTAGCGTGTCTTGTAGTGTTCTGCTTGTATCTCTAAGAGAATCCATAAGTTCTGATAGAGCATTTATAGCACCTCTAGCATCGGAGTTAATTTCAAAACCGAGGTCATCAGCCATTTATCTCACCGCTCTCCCGTTTATGTTTTTCTTTAATCATCTTGTTCCACTCCAAAGACCAAGCATAGAATTTAGCGGCATCCGCGTTCATTCTAGCTGTTTTTTCTTGCTCTGGCTTGGAAGTCAAATTCAATTCTGTGGGCTTGTCTGGATATGCCGTCTTGCCAAAAGAAGCACCGAGAGCGCGAAGAACATACGCTCCGTTAAGCCATGCGGAGACATTGTTCGTTTCAAGCGTCAGGTCGGTTTTTATCTTAAAAGCGTCATAAAAAGGTTGCAACAAAAAGGGGTTGAGCGACCAGAATGTGTCATACCCAACCCCCATTGCCAATGCTTGCGGTAGCCACCCTTTATAGATGGCATCGCGCATATTTTTGTATTTTACGCTTTCTTTTCGGGAACTTTCTGCACAGTTGCTTTCCCCGTGTCTGCTTTCTTGGCGAGAGCGCGAAAAAAACCGCTTTTCTCCATTGATTCAGTCATAACGCTGACAAGTTCCTTGAGGTCGTTCCCTTCCTCGACGTACTTCTCAATGTCAGCACCAGCTTCCTCAACAGTCTCATCCAGAGCCAGCGCAACGAAAGCGCGAAGCGTAGACAGAGTTTTGCCACTTGAGCCAAGGTCGATGCCCATGTCCTCAAGTGCGCAAACATGGTTGAATGTGACTTCCATTACGGAAAAGTCTTTGCCGTTAATTTTCATAATTGCTCTCCTTTAACTATGAGTTAGGCTTTATAGTTTGGCGCTCCCACCTCGCCCAACAAAGGGCGCAAGGCACGGAGCAGGGGAATTTCCCCATACTCCGCAGGAGAGCGCCTTGCTGTTGGTTAAGAAGACGGCTTTTCGGTCTTGACCTCGGAATCGCAAGTGACGATAATCTTAGCTTCCACAACTGCGCCAGTGCCAGCACCAGAGACATAAGTAGAAACCTGACCGGAGAAGTAGAAAGAACCCTCACCGCCAGCACCGTCATTGCCGAAATCCAGCTCAAAGAAATGCTGTGCGTTGTCATCGAGAGCCTTTACCTTTGTGAAGTCTGCCTTAGTGTAGTTGTAAGTAAACTCAAAACTGCCAGTATCTTGCAGACCTTGAATGTACCGCTTCATCTTGTCACGCAGAGTAGTGACTTCGATGGTGTCAGGGGCAGAGCCAAGGTCAGGAAAGTCCTTGACGGCAACCAGTTCTGTGTAAGCGCCAGCAGCCGTATCAGAGGTTTTGAGAACTACGTTATAGCTTGAAATAGCCATTTAATTTTACCCCCTGTAGGTTGTATCTGTTTCAGTGTTAATGATGGCAGTAAAACGCATAACTACACGTTGATATTTCTGCGTCTTATCGCCAATATTTGGGTCATGGGAATCCATTTGAAATCCCAATTCCTGCATTGCGTTAGCCGCGAGATTTGCGATAGAAGCGGCATTTTCTCGGTCATTCTCGCCTTGCGTGTATACATTCACATCAAACGCATAACGCACATGATGCCAACCGGCAGAATCATAAGTGGAACTTAGCGCACTGCTGTCTGTCTGCGTGACAATAACAGCTGGGTAATGCGGGTCGCCAGTATTTGCACCAGCATAAACCCGAATGCCGCTAACTTCGCCTTTCAGCTTCGAGAGAAGATACTTACGAATATCAATTTCATAATTTTTAATATCCACCTTACTTCTCCTTTAGCTGGATTCCATGTTGCGCGAAAGATGTGCGAACCCATGTAGGCATATTTTTCTTGACTTCTTGAACGGTCAGATACATAGGCGCTTGAGCCTTTTGACCGCAAGTGAAAATGTGCTTTTGACCTGTTTTTGGGTCTGTGTATGGCATATCCCCGGGTGGAATCCACTGTCCGTAAGGAACGTGCAGTATCTTTCCATTCTGCATTGTAATATATTCGTCCTTGCCGGAGTGCTTGCCGGAATTATAATTCCAAGTTCCGCCCTCTGGGTTCGGGCTTCCACCGGGGAATGTACCAACACCGTTAAGACCAGTGCCATACTCAACAAACTTTGCGTTGATGTCGTGATTGTAAATTCGTGCGCGGTAACTCTTGCCAGTTGACTGCCACTCAACGTCCACGCCATCCGCGTCCGCAAGCCTGTCGGAGTATTCAGCTTTAGCGCGTTCTACAACATAATCATGCGCGGATTCAGTGTATTTCTGAATATCCTTTGCCATGATGTCATATTGTTTCACAAGCTCTTTTATTCCCTTTGTTCCGAGCCATACTCGCCTTACACTAGGCATTGGAATCACCTATGCTTCAAACCGATTCTGACTTGATTTATGCTATCCGCAACTCTGTCAACAATCAAGTTGGCAGAGCCGTCCTGCGGTGTCTTATTGTGCCATACAAGAGTTTTCCCCTCTACAAAGTTCAGTAACCCAAACTCTTTGCAAGTCACAGTTATGACATAATCATAACCAAGCCACATGCCGTTTTCTGTTCCATATGCGTAGCCCGTTGGCGCGGAGATGTTGAGCATGGCGTGAATCGGGTCGCTGTATGTTAATACATCGTTGCCCGTTTCATCTTCGCCAGACACAACAGGATTTGAGAACCAGACGCTACGCTTGTTTTTTTCAAGGCTGCGCATCTGTTTTCACCGTAGGAACGCCGCAAAAGGCCACAACGTTGTTTCTAATGAAGTCCTCGATGCTTTCATAAGTACGATGAACTCCGTTCTCGATGTGCTCTTTCTCGCCTTCCGCACCTCTCAAGTTGTACATACGCTCCGCAACTTCCAGTTGCAGGAAACCGTATCTGTACGGTACTTCAATATTAGATGTATCTTGATATGGATATACCGTACCGACGATTTTCTCGCCAGCTTTAGTGAGCAACAGAGTCAGGAGTTCATCTTCGTCTGTGCCATCAATGCCGAGCATGATTTTCAACTGCTGAAGTTTTTCTTCCATAACTCTGTTCTCACTCCTTAATACCGACTTAGATTAGCCGTTAGAGACAATCTTAGCCAGCTTGATGTTCTTTGCGTCCCAAACCTTAGTCCAGTTAGCAGCAGTGCCAAGCTCTGTACGGGTGGGAGAGTTCTTAGCAATCTGGGTCGTGTCAATAGACATTCCCAGCGGATGCAGAGCCATACCCCACTTGCTGTACAGCTTGTTCACGCCGCCATTGCTCTCGGGGTCGTAATCGACATAGTTCGGACGGTCAATGCGGACATTCCGAGCAGTAGCGATAGCGCCCTCACCAAGCAGGTAGGTGTTGTAGGTGGTCAGGCCGTCCTTAGTGCCAGTTGTCAGACTGTCATCGACCATAACCAGATACTTGTTCAGCAGCAGACCGAATTGAACGCCACGGCTATAAGCGCCGGGAGTGGTAGCAATGTTGTTGACCAGTTGCAGCTTCAGCAGGTTGGTGTACACGCGAGAGTGCATAGCAACCATGGTCAGGTCATCGAAGTTGTCACCCAGAGCTTCCTGCGCAGCATCAAGGAAAGTATCGCCGGACAGGCGGTTTTCGGCAGTGGCAGTGGCAGTTGTCTGGCTACCCTTGCTTGCGGAAATGTCCTTGACGTGAGTGTTCATGCCGGAAACGCCCAGAACACCGTCAACAACGGCCAGCAGCTCTTTCTGGTTGTTCTTCTGCTGGTAGTAAGCAACCTTGCGAGCAACATCGCCCAGAGGGTCAGCGCCGGTCAGCTCACGAGTGAAGTCTTGGTCTTTCCAAGCGGCCATGCGGCGGAACGCCATGCCGGTCTGCTTGTTAGAAGAAACCTCAACAGGAGTGTTGTCTGTCTCGCCGTCATAGTTCTTAGCATCGCCAGACAGGGGCGCGTAGTTGGGAACAGTGAAAACATTGTTCTTATCGGTCAGAACTGCGGAAATGTCAGGAGACACGCGCAGAACGCCAGAATTGATGATTGAAGTGTGTACGGGGTCTACCTCTTGGATGTAATCAGTGAAAACATCGGGGTCGAAGTAGAAACCACCAAAAGTACCAGTAACAGCCATTGTCTGATTCCTCTCTTTAACTTAGATTTAGAAGTGTTTCGCCAATTTCGCGGATTCGGCTTTGTACAGTTCAGGGTTTCTCTGTTTAAGCTCCATCCGTTCCTGCATGGTCATCTTGGAGAACTCTTTCTGACCATCGCCAGAACCGCCACCAGAGGGTTGTTTCATGCCTTGCATGAGTTCCTGCCGAATTTGAGTTGTGATACTCTCCTTCTCAGCGTTGTAGGTGTCGATGATGGTTTGAGCGCCAGCCATCGCATCTTCATCTTCCATGTCGGAGAACTTGTCAATCAGCTTGGAATACCCATCTGCTTTAATGCCGTTCTTCGCAAGTTCAGATTCAATCTTACTCTTGCGCCGGTCTTTCATGAGCGCTGCGTTTTGTGCCTTGATAGCAGCAATGTCAGCGGCTTGCTTCTCTGCATCGGTCATTTTGTTCTGTTTCAGTTGGTCTAGTTCAGATACAGCGTTCTGATACTTGCCAGCGTCAACATACTTGCCAGTGCCGAGGTCTGCCAGCTTAATGCCCTTTTGTTGAAGCGCGGTTTCAAGTTGCTCTTTGGTCATGCTCTCTGCGTCGCCAAAGATTGCGGTAAAGTCAAATGCCATAAGAGTTTTCCTTTCCACTGTTTAAACGTGTTGTGAATCCACAGTCTCTTGCAGTTAAACGCCAGCAAGATAGGCGAAATATCTTAAATCAGAGTTATTGCTCCGATTTAGCCTTGTTGATTGCATCGTTCTGTGCGTTGTTATCGCCAGAAGTTGTCGTATCATTAGCTTTGGCATTGCGCTGTGCGTTCTTTGCGCTGTCAGCGTCCTGCTTTTTATTTGTCATGTCATCAGTTCCGGTGCGTTCCTCTTGCTGCGTGTTATCTACTTTCCACTTGGGAATAATAAATTCCTCGCTCATTGCATAAAGGTTCTCCGGGTCGCTGGTGATGTCACTAAGAGAAATTGCGCCAAGCGGATGCACGCCAGCTTGAAGCAGATTCAAAAGCACTTGGCTCTTGTTCAGCAGATTGTCAGTTCTGTTCCGAGTGAACTTGATGTCAATATCTGCTGTTTCAAGACCTGTAACTTTGAATTGCGGATAGCTTTGCAGAATCTTCAAGGTCACAAGAATGGTTTCCCGCTCGCTCTTGAAGAACATCTTCTCAAAGCTCAATGCGCGGCTCTCTGCATTTGTCCAACCTTGACCGATAATAAGTGCTTGACCAGTGTTACCGCCAGCGGAAGCGCGTCTATCAGGCACACCAGCAATGGCAAGAACCTTGTTGTACATATCCTCGACAAGCGTCTGTGTCTGGTCTTGATTCAGTTCGCTTGTGATGATGTCAACATCCGCAGTGTACTGACCATTTGACTGAACCTTGATAGCGCCAAGTTCTTTCATCGCCTTAAAGGTATCTTCGTCAATGTCGCAGTTAATGAACTTGATGAAGCTCTGCACAAACTGCTCTACACCATCAACGCGGTTTGAAACTGTTTCGTTCAGCGCGTCAAGAAGTTCGATAACAGGCTCAAAAGAACCCAATCGTGAAGTGTTAGCGTCATACTCAACAATCGGGTTAATCCCCATAGGATTGGGCGCAACTTCAAATTGGGTTGTCCCACTGACAACAATGTCCATCCAAGATGTTGACTGGTCACTGTCATCAGCAACGGGCATTGAATACGGAAGCGATGTCGTGTACACGTTATCATCCGTATAGGCAACGATTTCAACCGTGTCAATCTGACCGGAGCCGTGCTTCCTGTGATAACTGCAACTTAGAAGTTTTGAGTGCTCCATGTTTGTGCTATACACGCAGAAAGTGTTTCGCGGGTCAAGCACGGATGTATGGAACGGCGGTGCAGACTTTTCCTTTCTGCGCATAGCGGAAGCGGAAAGCGGGAAAGTAGCCTTATAGCCAACGCCACACTCAAAAATCCAGTCAGCAAGCTCTCTGTCTGTATTCGGCTTGTCATCGTTAAGGCAAAGCGTATTCAGCTTGTTCACCTTGTCCTCATTGCCGCGTTTGCGCGGCTTAGAGGGCTGCTCTGACGGTTCTTTTTTGTTGGTAGTATAATCTGCCGTCTGAACATTATCATCGTTTTTAGCCCTTGCAACATAGGTTACAGGAGAGCCAAAACAATAGCCGGTCTTAAACTCAACAATCTCATACGCATGGTTCTCAACAATTTTATTGTTGATTTCCGGGCGCACTTCTTTTGTGCGGTCAAGTACAGGCTGAATACCCTTTGTATAATTATGCAAATAGTCAATGTCTTGAGCATTGTTAAGGTGAACAGGAATCGCATCAGCCAGAATCCGGGCAACTGCAACAGCGTCAATCTCATCCGGTTCATAAGAAGAATAGATTCTATTTCGGCCTTTATTAAGCATTAGTTCACCCCCATTTGCTTGCTTACATAATAATTTATTTTCGGCCTACGCGCAACAATCTTGCCATAGTTTGCTCTCGCACTTGAAAAAGTTGCCGTCATAAGTTATAATTAAGCCATAAACATCATGGAAAGGGGTTGACAAAGTGGAAATTAAGCCACTCACGGCCAAGGAATTGACTTTCAAGGGCTACGGTTCGAGCACAACAATTAGCAAGTATGTTGCAATGGGTATGCCAAGGCATGGAGTTAGAGGTAACTACTGGTTCATTGAGGAAGAAGTAAAACAATGGATTCTTTACCGAGGCGAAAAGCTGTTTATAGCTTGTCCGCATTGCGGAAAACTGATTCAAGTTCCTAAAGAGGTGGTTGCAAATGCAAAGACAACAACAGATTAACGACCATAAGCGAATCGCTTCGTTTTCCAAGCTGCTGAAAGAGAACCCGAAAGACATTCGACTTGCGGAAGCATTGCTTTCTGCCTGTGCAAACGCAACCGCAAAAGATGACGGCAGCTATGAAACAAAAACAGCAGAAGCGGAGTATGCCTTTAAGAAAGGCATGGAAGTTTACAACGCCTGTCTGTTCAACGCGGCAAATGCGCGAGACATTGACGACAAACGAAAGTGGCTTGTCCTAACTAAGAGTTCGCTTCTGTTTTTGGCTCATAAATATTTTGACAGTTTCTTGCTTTACTTGGAGTTTGACCGCAGACCAGATAAGCGTTTCTACGCACCAAGAAAGAACCAGCTAAAAAAGATTGTTGACGGGTATCAAGACATAGCGGACGGAAAGCTAGACCTTTTGACGGTTTCCATGCCGAAAAGATGCGGAAAATCGCAACTTGGTTCGATTTTGTTCTCAATTTGGCGTGCTGGAATGTACCCGGACAAGTCAATTCTATTGACAGGACAAGGCGACCAGCTTGTAAAATCGTTCTATGACGGTTGCCTTGAAATCATGCAAGACAGGGCAACTTATAATTATTGGGATGTTTTCCCGGGAGCAACCATTGCGAACACTAACGCGGAGTTAAAGTCAATCGACTTGAACTCAAAAAAGCGTTTCCCCACAATAACATGCCGTTCCATTGACGGCAAACTGACGGGCGCTACGGAAGCAAGTAACTTTCTTTCGATTGACGACCCCGTGAGTGGCTTTGAGGAAGCGAACAACTACGCTCGCCTTGACTTGCTGTGGAACAAAATCCGCGGCGATGTGCTTGGCAGACGAAAAGAGGGTGTTCCGATTATCATTATCGGAACTCGGTATTCTATTCATGACCCTATCGGTCATTTGCAAGAAATGGGCAAACAGCTTGGTTGGCGTGTGAAGATTGTCGAAGTGCCAGCGCTTGACCCCGTTACAGACGAATCAAACTTCCGTTACAAATACGGTCTTGGTTTCAGCACTGAATATTACAGAAACGAGCGAAAACTAACACTAGAAAGCCAGTGGGCATCTGAATTTCAGCAGCAGCCCATCGAAACCCGTGGCGCTATCTTCCAAAAAGACACGCTTCAATACTATATGGAGCTTCCGCAAGGCATTGAACCGGACGCAATTTTGTCCGTCACAGATACGGCTCTTGGTGGCGGTGACTTTACATCAATGCCGGTAGGATATATCTACGGAGAAGATGTTTACATCGAAGATGTCGTTTATAACTCTGCCTTGCCGACTGTGGTTGTCCCAGAGATTGCGCAGAAATGCAAAAAGCACAAAATATCAATCAATCAGGTGGAATCAAACAACCAAGGATTGATGATTGCGGAACATATTGAAAAAGAACTGCAAGTAATTGGGGCGCACACTTCAATCAGAACGAAACTAACGACAGCAAACAAGCAGACAAAAATCCTTACGCAGTCAGACTATATCAAAAAACACTTCTTTTTCAAGCATGAGAGCATGTACGAAGCTGGAAGCGAATACGGCGCTGCCATGCGCGAAATGTGGTCATATTCACAGCTTGCCAAGAATAACCATGATGATTTCTGCGACAGTTGCAGTCAGCTGTCAATTTTCGTACAAACAATAGTTGGATGCAAGGTTACTGCTTTCAAAAGACCTTTCTAAACCTATTGACTTTTCCGTTTCCATCTGCTATAATACAGATATGGGTTCTGTTCGGAAATGCGGTCTGAACAAGGCCGCAAAAACTGAATAGAATCTATCAAAGAAGTCATTACGGGGCGTACCGCATTTGCGTCCAGTAATGGCTTTTTTGACTATTTGGAGATATATCAACATGATGAAATTCGTAAATGGTTTTCCGCAAGAAGAACTTGCGTGCATGGTTGACGTTATGATTGGCAAAGACAAAAAGCCGCACGAAGTTAGAATTGACGCGGCTGACACGCTTATTCTTCAATGGCTATTGCACTTTTATCCCAGAATGAACAAGAAAAAGGTAAATGATGAAGAATACGCATATATCAGCTACAAGAAAATCGTGGAAGATTTGCCGATTCTGAACACAACCAAAAGAGCCGTTGCCGCAAGATTTAAGAAAATTGAGCACTTCGGACTTGTTAAAATGCTTGTAGAGAAAGACGAATTTGGAACTTACACATACATTCATCTGACGAAGAAGTATTTTTCTTTGCTTGAAACAGCAGATGGGGGTTGTCCCTCGAAGAACAACGGGGTTGTCCCTCGACACGCAACCAAAAATAGTAAGTTAGAAAACAGTAAGATTAGAGCTAATATTTCTCAACAAACCGATTCGTACGCAAGCGATGCACCAATTCCTGCGGAATCGGTGAGAAATAAAAAAACAAAATCTCTTTGGGATATTAGCAGAGAAATAACAGGGAATGACCCATTTACTTTTCCCTGTCAGCCTACGAGCGATAGCGAGGAAAATAGCGCCGCAGGCATTGTAAAGAAAAAGCCGCTTGTTAAAAATTTAACAGATATGGATGATAAGGACATCAAATTGTTGATAGCAGCGCTTCTTGGTAAGGCATACGGCATGGCGATTAGAGAAGAAGTTCCGTTTTCGATGCAATGTGGCACAGACCACGGAACTGCCACTCTCACAATGGAAGGGGCGTTTGACTATTGGCTCGACAATGCACTATACCGTGAGAGCGCGAGAGAAGCCTATTTAAGCAAGTTCCTTGAAGCGTGGAAAAATATTTGCGATAACTGCGCAGACCGTTTTTGGATGCCTGTGCGTGGCGGTGACGGCTATGTGTGGCAGAATGTAATCAAAGGTTATGCAAACAACTGGAATCCGGGCACTCCAAGTGAGCGCCGGGAAGCTAAGGCAAAGGAGATTTTTGAATGAGCGCTGAAATTTTTAAGGCAATTTCCATTGCTGGTTTTATGATATTTTTAAATTGTCTTATTCTCATGCTCCTGTGCATTACTTTGAACTTGATTGGTGAAAGCAGCGGGTACGGAACGAAATTTTGTGACTTGATGAAAAAATGCGATACGCTGCTGATTGTCATTGGCACGTTTGCTATTATTACAGCTATAAATTGCGCAATCGTGTACGGCTTGCTTTCATAATCCATAAATCCTGCAACATCTGTCCATTCACACGCTGCGAGAGACGCGGTATAATCATACCAGAGCCAGAGAAAGGAGATTTGACATGGACGAACTGCTTAAAAATTGCAACACCGAACTTTTCAAGGTGGGAGATAAAGTCAGAATAAGGCAAGACATTAAAGGACTGTTTGTTTTAAGGACTACAGATATTGGAAGGTACTCAAGGATATTCCCGAACAAAATTCAAACTGAGGACTCACGCTATAAAATTACTGGTGGCATGGTTGTGTGTGCTGGTAAAATAGCAGAGGTTACAGAAATTATTCAAGGCCCACCAGAAGCGTTGCTTTTAAGCACTCTGTATAGACTTAAAATCAATGGAAGCTATTCTGAATGGTTTTGGAAACACGCGCTTCTTGAAAAAGTGGAAGAAGAAAATTCCGACAATTCTGCTGAAGTCGATGGCGCTAAGTGGGAATTACCGCTGAAAGTCGGTCAAAAAGTTTTAATCCGCAAAGATTTAAAAGAATGCTTTGACAAATTTTGCATTTGCGGCACGAAGTTCGGAAGTGCTGGTGTTGCGCACCAAATGGAGAAATTTGGCGGCTGTATTGCTACTATTACAGAGGCTTTACCAGATGAGCGCATTGTAGGCGGTTACGTTTACAATCTGGCTGTTACTGACGTAGATTATGGTTGGCAATGGGATATTTCAATGTTTGATGGATTTAACGCTTGGAGAGACAAAAAGGAAGCAAATGCAAAGAGTGGGACAGAATCTTCCCAGTCTTTTCCTCTCAAGGTCGGAGATACTGTAACTGTTAGGCGCGATATTGCGAAAAGGCGCGATAAAAGCGGGTATATATGGTCTACTGTGAATGGCCGAAAAATAAAATCGCCTTTAGTAACAAGCAGTATGGTTAGTATGGCGGGTGAAGTTGGTAAAATTACAAGTATTTATTCCGAAGGCGAAGATACCGTTTACACATTGGCGTTTTCCAATCCAACGTATAATGGATTTCTTTGGAGCATAAGTTGTCTTGAAGAATTTCACGACTACAAGGCTTATGTCGAGGGAAATAGCGGCAAAAAGAAAGCGCCACAGAAAAAATCGGAAAAACACGGAGAAGATTACTACGGAGACAGTAAGTATGAAGAAATAGACATATCTGGAATCAAGGCTGACTTCTTTGCGTATGATTACAAAGGCAGGAAGAAAATGTTCCCTGACATTGACGGATTTATCACCAAGATTGATGTTACAATCATTTCTGGCGATGAAACAGGTCTGGTTTACTTCGTGAAAGACGGCAAAGCAAATAGAATTGCGTTTGATGCGAGTGTCGGAACTCGGTTCATATCCTATGACGACGGCACTTACACTGTTGAGGGTAAGGACAACATTAAGAGGTGGCTAAGTTGGAGTTACGACAAAGACAAAGCCAAGAATGTGAACTACGCAATTCAGCACATGACGGATTTCTTAGGCGGTGATAAGTGATGGCTTACGCCGACAGAGAAAAACGCCTTGCGTACCACAAGAAGTACAACAGAGAAACGCGGGAATGGGCCAAGAAAAACGGAATTTGCGTTGTTTGTTGTAAGCAAAAAGCCGATGAAGGTTATGCTACTTGTTTGCAATGCCGTATGGCCGACAGAGAGCGGTCTAAAAAGCCGAGAAATATCACAGCTGATAAAGTTGCCGAACAGAAAAACAAACGCACACAACGCCGCTTAGACCTGATAGAGCAAGGTATATGTACGCGGTGCGGGAAGCGGAAAACGGGCGAATATCAGATATGCGACATTTGCAGAGCAAAAATAAACGCAAGGCGCAAGAAAAAGTATAACGAATCAAAAGAAATTCCAATCGTTCTTTACGGAGAACGCGGAATGTGCGCAAGATGCGGAAAGCCTACTTACGCTAACTCAAAGTTGTGCAAGTTCCACTACGATGTTGCTGTACAGAACCTAGGCAAAGCAGAGAACCGCGGTTCTGAAACATACAGAAAAACGAATCAACTATTTTTTAAACGAAAGGGAGCAGACAAATGAAAGTTTTTCTTGATGTTGGCGCATATATGCCGACATACGCTCACGATGTAGACGCGGGAATGGATTTGCGCACACCGGTGGCGTTTATCGTTCCGGCGCACGGTGATTACACGGTTGACACTGGCGTTCATGTGCAGATTCCTGTCGGGAATGTTGGCTTTATCAAGTCAAAGAGCGGTCTGAACGTCAATGCTGGTCTGACTGCAACTGGCGTTGTGGATGCGCTTTATGACGGCAGCATCCGCGTTAAGTTGTACAATCACAGCGACGAGGATTACGTGTTCAGCCGTGGCGATAAAATCACGCAGATGGTTATTCTGCCGATTGCTAAGTTTAACTTAGAGCTAATTGACACGCAGGAGTGCTTTGAAAAGTCAGAGCGTGGCTCGGCTGGCTTTGGTTCTACGGGAAAATAATAATGCGCGAACAGTTCGGAAAAGTCGAACAGTTTGAACTGTTTTGAAAAGTTGCGAAAGAAATGGAGAATTAAAGATGAAAGAACTTACGATTACTGCTAAAGACTTTGCAGAGCTTTTTGCTGACGCTGACAAAATGGTCGCTTTACGCGAGATTGATGAACATGGTAGAGAGACTGGGCGAAAGGTGGTTTGCAAGGTCGTTTCCGCGTCAAAGTCTATTGGCGGCAAGGAAGTCAAAAAGGCAGACGATGGCCTGATGATTCGTCCCGGCTATTATAACCCGGATTCCGCTTACGAGCCGCGCAAGGTCATCAAGGCATGGGGTCTTGACTGGAATCTCGGCACTGCTTTGAAATACATTGAGCGCCGCGGAAACAAGCAGGGCGAAACAACGCTGAAAGACCTCAAGAAAGCGCTGACTTACATTCATTTCGCAGTTGAGGACGAAGAAGAACGCCTTGCGTCCGAAAAGGGGGATAAATAATGCAAGTTGAACTTATTGCTTACTCCACTCCGACAAGTGAGAGATACAAGTACAATCCCATGAAAGTAGTCGAACAGTGCGCAAGCGTCTGTTATGACAGTGAACCTGATTTTCACAGCTACCGTATTGCAAATGGCTGTGCAAAAACAGGGCACATGAGCGTGTTTGAACACGCATACTTCACATTCCGTGTGGCAGAAATCAGCCGCGCTTGTCTTGCACAACTTACAAGACATCGGCATTTCAGCTTTTCCGTGCGTAGCCAACGCTATTGCGATGAAAGCACAATCGGGTGCATTATTCCGCCAACGGTGACAGAAGAACAGTATGACATCCTCATGCAATCTTACAGTGATTCAATCGACAAATACGCATTTTTGACTTCGTCTGGAATGGCAAAGGAAGATGCACGGATGGTTCTTCCAAACGCCGCAGAAACGGAACTGTATATGTCAATGAACGCAAGAGCGCTGATTGAAGCAAGCCATTTGCGGCTTTGCAACAGAGCGCAAGAGGAAATCAGAACGATGTTCGGCAAAATGAAAAAAGAAGTCGAACAAGTTTCTCCCGAAATTGCAGAGATGATGGTTCCTAAGTGCGAGGTAAATCCGAGTTATCCGTTCTGCACGGAGCGGAAAAGCTGCGGAAAGCACCCGCTGCTAAGCGAGGTTTACGGCAAGTGCAAGTGCAATGGGAATTGCGAGGTGAAAAGCAAATGACACAGATGACACAGAATGAGAAGATGGCAGAATCACACTGCCAGTTCACGATGTCAAAGTACGGTTGCGACGAGTGCGCCAAGCATTGTGCTCTAGCGGACATCTGCAAGACTTGTGACGGCGATTTCAGCCGCAGCATGGGTGAAGATACAATCGCGGCAGACAAGGCCGTGCAAGCGCTGGAAAGGCAGGAAGCGGACAGCATTGCAAACTCCGTAATGGTGGAGTATTACAAGAAACAGCTTGAATCAGCAAACGAGGAAATCGCAACGTTGAAGGCGATGAACAAGATGCTAACGGAAAGCATCAAGAATCTTACGGCAAAGGGGTGAGTTCATGATTTTCAGAATCCTGTGGTTTGTGTTCATGTACTTGGTTGCTGGAACTGTGATTGCTGGTGTTTGCGTTGCGATTCTCGGCGATGATGCAGACAGATACGAAAACAAGGTTATTACGCTTGCAATTCTGATTTGGCCTGTTATGCTTGTGATACTTATCTTTGGTATTCTTACAGGAATCGCAATCAGAATCGGCAAAAAATAATCAGTTTTGCAACAAAAGTCCATTGCAATGCAACATGGAGTGTGCTATAATAAAGACAATCCAACAGGGAAGCCATTTGAACGATTGCTTCATCTGGGGACGAACTGCTGTGTGAGTTCCAAGTCTTAAAGCACAGATTTCCTGCTGTTGGGAATACGCCAAAGCCATTAGAGCAAGGCACAACAGATTTTGCCTGTGATGGTTCAATGATTACTTGAATACCAGCGGGCATTATATTGCGGGTTAGCCAAGCGGCAAGGCATCGCACTTTGACTGCGACATTCGTTGGTTCAAATCCAGCACCCGCAACCACCGTATAGTATGGGCTGTGTCCATAGTATACCTCCTTTTGGCGTGATTGGGTTTGCGATTTTTCCCCGATTACCGACCCGAGATGCTTATTCAGCCGATGGGTTTCAAACAGCAGTCGGCTATTATGGTTTCTTAGTTTAAGCAAAGCAGTTGTCCATGGCAACAGATGATGGTGCAAATCCATCAGAAACCACCACGAGCCTCGGAAAGGGGCTTGGCATGTCTTTTCTCCTAAAAAGTCACAGCTTAAAGTTAAGACCGCAGACTTATAGCAGTTATGCAACTTGGGCATTGCTTAATTGTGAGTTATAAGCGGTCATTCTTATGCAGAATAAACCCGCGAGGTGCGGGGGCGGTCTTGAAAGCCAGCTGTCGCCAAAAGCGATGAGGTTCGCGTCCTCTGTTCTGCGCCAGATGGCCGGGTAGCGCCCGGTCTGTGTGAGAGTGTGCGGTATACCTCACAAATGATGACAATGGTCGTGCAAACGGCAAGCCGCACATGCTGGATTAGCTCAACTGGTAGAGTATCTGTTTTGTAATCAGACGGCTCGGGGTTCAAGTCCTCGATTCAGCACCACAATACAGGGTGGCTCTCTGCCGTGGAAGTCGGCCAACTTTAGCTGAAACATTGCTATGGATTGCCAAGCCGAATAAGGCTTATGCTTGAGACTCGCTAGACGAGCGCATAAGTCTTATATATCCCGCACAGCTAACTTTATGCCGGTGGAGCAGATAGCGTAGATGTCGGCATAATGGACAAGGGCGGCTCGTTCCGAAGCAACGGCGAGTAGTCAGGAGCAAGACCTGCGTGTGGGCTTAATTTGAATTTAGAGGTGCAGATAGTGAACATGCTGGCAAATTGCATCCAAGCTGTAGCAGTCGTAATCATCATGATTCTATGTTTTATTGCTGGCTATGAAGCTGGCAAAAACGATGCCACTATGCACAACAAATGCCGTGAATATCCCATCGTTATGGAGCATAAGCACGGCGAATAAACTTAGACATTCACTTGGTTTTCCATCATATCCTTTCTCTGGGAAAATACCTCTGGCTTCGGCTGGGGGTATTTTTCTTGCAATCAGAGCGGAAATGTGGTATAATGGAATTGCTAACAATCCTAGTTGGAGATTTTTCCAACTCAAGGCTCTTGCGGATAAAACCGCAGGGGTCTTTTTTATTTTTAGCGCGATTTTAAAAATGGCAATAGGGGAGTACCATAAATCGGACTGCAACCAAAGCAGGGGAGTACCGCTAACTTGGAGTTGGAAGGGAAGGAGAAAGAGGGGGGAAGGGGAATATATATAATATATAACTATAAGCAGGGGAGATATATAATAATAAATATATAGATTGTCTTTTTATTATAAATTTCATAGAGAATATAACACACAGGGCTGGCTGGCCCAGCAGACCCCCGGCCCCCGGGCCGCTGCGCTCCGGCTGTCGCCGCCTGCTGCGCTGCGCTATGCCCTTATAACTCCGAATTATGCCCACTTTGCCCCGCTTTACTGCTATTTTACCCTATTGCAATACCGCAAAAGCCCCATAATACCCCTAACACGGGCAGAAGCACGCATAGAATGCGTTATTTCGTGTTAGGAATATAAGTTTATACCTACATGACAAAACGCTTTAAAATGCCCTCTCTGCCGCTCTCACGCGGTACACCTCAAAAAGCCCTCAAATAGTCAAATACTTTTGCACCCTATCCCCTACCCTGCCGCCATAGCCGCCCCTATTTTCCCGGGCATCCCCTGCCCTACCGCACAAAAGCACAAAAAAGGACGCCCCACGCGGGACGCCCTGTTTAACTCTGATTTATTTAGCGCGGTATCCGTGCCCAGTACCTAACCAACACCGAAACAACCTAACAGCAAGTAGTGTTAAAATCATGCTAACACCTCTCCCGTTTCAACGTTCACCCAAAATTCAATCGTAGAAATAGCCGCCGTTTAACTTGCAAAATTCTTTCAAAAGTCTTTCAACCTGTTCCGTCGTTTCCGCTGCCCGCGCCTTTTGCTCGTACTCCTCAATGCCTTGCAGGCGCTCGCCGGGCATACCACGGTATCCCGTGCAAATTGCCACGCCGTACACATCATATACGTCAAAGTTCCAGCCGTAGACCCCGCAAGTGTACGCAACGGGGGAATGGTTTTGCAAAAGGTGCTGCAAGTCGCAGAAACCAGCGCGCCCAATGTTTGCGTAACCGTTCGTAATCGCTTTTCTAGTAGTCTTGTACTTCATAATTTTTTCTCCTTTTGTGTGTTTTTATCGTTATACCGTCATTTTAACGGTATAGAATCCTGTTAAGCAACGTCGTGTTGCTTTTGCGCTGTGCGCTATAGTTGATTGTGCGCTGCACCTGCTGCCCGTTGGCATACAATCCTAAATCGGAGTTAGCAACTCCGCGTGCCGTGTAGATCACCTTGCCACTGCGGTTAATGCCGTGTTGCATCGTGCCGAAATACTGCGCGGTGTGCTTTTGTAAAATGTCCATGCCTTGCATCTCCTTTGCTTTTGCTAATGTATCCATATTCTATCATAACACATAGTTATATAACATAGACTATTATCTCATAGATATGGATTATTGTTATAATCCTGTTTATAGTATTATTATAATTATATATAATCAATCTTATTACAATACAATCAATCATAATTTTATATAATCAATATCTCCCATACCCCATCGCTGTCGGGATGACCCGGTCAGAGCTGGGCTGAGCCGCTGGCTTGGCTGGGCTTGCCAGTCGGCTTTATATATATTATATATACGATACGATTGACTTTAATTTACGATTGCCTATATACGATTGTTATATATAACGATTGACGATTGACCACTCCCCTTCCCTGCTACCTATACGATGACAAAAAGCAAAGGCAGGTTCAAGCTGTTGCGCTCTCCCCTGCCCTGCTTCTATATTCACACACACCAAAAGGCTTTACTCGTATTTTAACCGTCTTTCTTTTCAGTCCGTCAGGATTAAAACGCAACCGATGACCGCGCCAGCAAGCGCCGCGCCGATAAAACCAAACATTTTTCTATTCCCCTTCCCTGCTTAAAATCCATTGTCCCATCTTGTAAAGCCGTCTGTTGTTAATTCAGACTTGCGCTGTTCAAGTTCCTGCCGCTCCTGCTCTAGTTCTTCCTTCTCGTCCAGCAGTTCATATACGCGCTCCGTCCCCTGTTCCGCGTATTCAAGTTCTTCCTCAATCTCGTCCAGTCTCTTGCTGATTTCCTCGCTGCGCTCGTCCAGTGCGTCAAGCTCTCTCGCTGTCTGTTGGTAGTTCATTGCTGTTGCTCCTTTACTCCGATTTAAAAGTTTTAATTTACATATATCGCCCTCGCCGCCTGCGCCTTGCTCTCCGTGCCGCTGGTGGGTCTGCCCATCTGTCAAATAAAATTAGCAAGGTGAAAAACAGAACCATGTTGCTCACCCCCTAGTTAATATTCAATCTCTTGTATGTGGAGACTACCACAAAACCCGCCCACACGCTGGGCAGCTCCTTCCGCAGTCTCTCCGCGTTAATCCTCTGCTGCTTTACACTGCTTTCGCTGATTTTATATTGCCCCGCCACAAGTGGGGCATCCCCTCCCCTCTCCTTGAGTTCGTCCACCAGCAGCGCCTTAATGCGCTCGTTTGCTTTTTCAAGCGCTTCAATCTGGCGCTTATTCTTCTTGTACTCTGTCGCCACTCGGATGATTTCTTTCTCTGTCATTTCTCTGCGCTCCCCTTTAACTCTGATTTAATAAGCTCTAACAGCTTTTCGCCGCTGGTGATTTCTTTATTTTGTGCAAGTTTGCTCATGCAAAGCACAACCGCGTTTTCATGCGTTTTCTTCATGTACTTGTTAAACTTCGCGGCAATCTTATCATTTGCCATTGCTACAATACCGTAGCCGCTCGGGCTGTAGTCCCCTGCCCTGCTGCCGTTCAGTAGCTCGCAGGGACAAGTCTCAATATACTTGAAACATAAGCGGCGGAACATTCCTACATGAACGAGCGCAAAAGACAACCGCCCTGCGTCAAGCGTCTCGCTTGCTTTTTTCAGCGTGATTTCTGGGCAGATAATCAATTCTTCTGCTGCGCTCCTGTTCTGGCTGATGTTCTGTCTGATGCTGTCGACAAAGCCCGTGATAATCTCCACCCGCGTCCCTTGCTCCTCTATCGCCTTGATTGCCTGATAGATGTACCCGCCAACTTTCTGATACCTGTCTTTGTCCAGCGTACCGGAAACGCACGTGTCAATAAAGACCATCATGACCTTTTGCTTTTGTGGCGTGCGGTAAACCTGTCTCATAGCATCAGGCAAGCCCTGCAATGCTCTGGGAACATTAGGGCACGCTCCGACGTAGTAGTTGCGCACAAGCGCCCTAGGCGCTGGGCTTGCAAAGTCTTCCCCCTTCCCTGCCTTGATTTTTTCAAGACCTGCATCCCAACCGTTGCGGAAAAGCTCCGCAGCTTCAGCAAAGTTTTTTGTGCCCGCGAAACATTCCGGTTTCATGTCGCTGTCGTGGCAGTCTGCAAAAACTTTGTTATTCTGCGCGGTGGTGATGAACTTGAAAAAGCTGTCCATCGTCTCAAATTTCTGCGCGTAAATCATAGTTAGAAAATCTCCTTCCACGCTGCTGTGTACTTGTCCGAACCGTTGAGACGCTCCGCAATCATATGTGCAGTGTCGTGGCTCAAGCCCTTTGCAATGCACTGTTTGACACAATCGGCAGTAGATAGCCCGACGCTCTCCATCGCTGTCACGTTCTGCGCCGCGCGGTAACTAAGAATCAAGTTTGCACCGACGTTCTGCGCTGCTTTCCGCAAACTACGGATAAAGTTGATTAGGTCTTTGTTTCCGTTCGTTACAGCGTTGAAAATCTCGTCGCTATAATCAATTTCCACCACTGCAAAGCGGTCAAGCGTTGCCGCGTCTAGCTGGTAACGTCCGGTATACTGCGCGTCAGCACCGTTGCCGTATGTGTTACCTGCGCAGATAAAGCGGCAATTTTCGTTTAACTCGACTTTGCCGCAAGGAAAGTCAAAATAGCGGTTTGCAATCGCCGCGTTAAGCGCCACAAGCACCTCGGGAATGCTGGCGTCCATCTCGTCCAGAAAGAAAACGCCGCCGTTCACGCAGAAATCATAGAACTGCGTTTTGCTGTAGTTTCCGTTAGCGTCGATGAATCCGGTAAATTTGTAAATATCATTTACCGCACCGGAGAAGTAAAAGTCAAGTCCTAGCGCTTTAGCGGCATTTTTTGCAATGCTGCTCTTGCCTGTTCCTGCTGCGCCGCTCATGAATACCGGCACATCGGCAGTCAAGTATTTGAGGACAGTCTCGAATTTTTCGTGCTGGATGCCGCCAGCGCTCTTTTTGCTACCGTCGGGCAGCTTCACAACAATTTCCTTTTGCGGCAGCTTGCCGTATTTCTCAAAGATAAAAGCGTCAAGGTCGGCGCAGACTTTGTTAAAAACCTGTTCTTCTTTAATCTGCGCCAGCATCGCCAGCGCTGCACCAGCTGCCGTGAAGTCTGCCGCTTGCGCTGTGGGCATTACTCCGGCTGGTTGCGGTTTGTGCGCGTCCTCGTTGCGCTCTTTACGCGCTGCGCCGTGTTCGTCGGCGTACTCTGCAATAGCCTCATTCAGATTCTTGATACATACCTGCAAGTCCTCTTTAACTCCGCGCTCAATGACCTCGCCGTTGCAAGTATAGCGCGGTTCGTTTGGGACTTTCTCGAAAAGTCTGCCGTCACGGCTGCACATAATGCGCTCGACATAAGCGCTCGCAGGTTTGCCCTCATTGACCGCCGCCTTGATAACGCTGTTGTCAACGCTATAGGTGTTTCTCTTGTTTCTGTAAAGAATGCTTTCCATAGTTGCTCTCCCTTTGGTGTGTGTTGTGTGTGTTGTGTCGTTCCGCTTGGAACACCCTAAGTATATCGCCGTTTGGAGACTTTGTCAACAACTTTTTTATGGACATTTGTCTCGCAAATATGCACTATTCTCTCCCCTACCGCGTGGCGGCATATTGTTAGATGTAGCATATATTATATATTATATATACTTTGTTTTGCATTGATTGACTGCGTTTTTGATTGATTCAATGATTTTTTGACGGGAAAATCAACTGGGCGGCAGCGCGGCAGGGCAGGGGAGCGCCACCGGACAGAAAAAGCCCCGCCAGCCGGTCTCCCGGTCAGTGGGGCTATATAGCGATTAGCGATTTGACTTTTAGCGATTAGCGATTAGCGATTGCTTAATTGCGATTTAGCGATTAGTCATCCAGCGATTTAAGCACATCCATCAGGACGGCGCTGATTACATCTGCGATTTCGTCCTTGTCAAAATCGCCTTCGCCATCTCTCGGCGACTTCTGCGATTCATCGCTGTTTTTAGCGTTATCGGACGCAATATCTGCTTTCCCAGCGCTTGCGGTTGCGGCCTTTGCCTTTTCAACGCTTGCGATTGCCTTCTTGAGCCGCTCCTGTTTGTTGCTTGCCTTGACAATGCCATCAAGCGCCCTGCTTGCGTCCTTGTCGTTGTCAATCGCGATGCACATATACGCCAGCCGCTTGAGCGTGATGCCGAGCTTGCGGGCGATGACGAAAATCATCATCATTGCTTCATCTTGAGTACAATGCGCTGCGATTAAAGCGTTGCCTGTTTCATCATCGCGAATAAATGCGATGCACTCGTGGTTTTCGCAATCGCGTTTGCTGTCGAGGTACTCGGAAAAACTGCTTTCAAATTCTTTGAAGTTCATGATACATTCTCCTTTATGTATGTATTCATCACAGCGATTAGGCTTTCAAGCGATTTGCTTGTTTCCTGCTGTGTCTTTACTATATCACATTACATTCAGCTTGTCAAGTGATTTCTTGAAAATTTCCATCAATAGTTTTGCTTTTTTTATCCGGCTCATAGTCTGCGAGGATTTTGTCAAGCTCGGCATTGCTTGCAGTTGCGACAGGATTATTCGTTGTGGAAATCTGAATTTCCTGCTTCGGAGACCAGCCACCGCCGTTATTCATCATACCGACATAGAGAAGCGGCGGCATCTTCCCGCTCAATCCTAACTGCGATTTAATAGCCATGAAGTCATCTTTTGCCTTTTGAACCAGTTCAGACGCAGAAGCAAAGATTTCCTCTCCATTTCCGTCAATGACTGATTCCTTGCGCATCTTCGTAGACTGGATGTAATCCATCTGTCTGCGAGTTATGCCAACAAAACTGCACCAGCCGAGATAATCAGGAATCAGGTAGACATCGCTGTCGTAAATATAATTTAGATAGCTGATTTCCCAGTCAAGAACCTTTTGAGCCGTTACTTTATCCGGGCTTTTCAGTGTGATTGACAGTCCTTGCAACAGTGCTCTGATGTTTCCTTTGTCCTCACAGGGCGGCGGCGGCGGTTCACCTTGCTTGAATCGCTCACTCGGCACGAAAGGCTCACTCGCTAACACCAAGTTATTGTTTTCATCCCTGTATGTCCGAACGGGAGTTTTGTTTTTACTGCCCTTAGGTCTGCCCATTTTTCATCACCTTCTTCTCGTAGTATGCTCTTGCGCTCTCTCTAACCTGTGAAACTCTCTGCCGAGACACGCCACACATTTTTGCAATTTCAGAGTAATTCTTACTCGGATTCTCTGCGATTGCCTTTAGAATTGTTGCCTGACCTGCCACACAATTTGCATGATTCGTGCGATTTTCGTTTACACAAGCGAACTTAGCGATTTCGCAGTCACACGGAATCATGTTTGCAGTCAAAAACTCTTTGATTGATTTCTGCCAGATGACTTTGCGACCACACTCTTTGCATACAAGCGTGTAATTGTCTAGCTCAACTTCGCCCTTCTTCCTGCAATGATTGAAGTGAATTTCAACATCCTTGCAAGTCCAGCATGTACCGCACAGAGCCATATTCGCTTCCTGCATTAACTTTGACTTAGCAGAAATCTTTTTGTATCTCAACGGAATAACAGAGCCGGTTTTTGCTTTTCTGTTTTCGCAAGTTCGGCACAGCCATCCATAATTATTGTCACGATACCACGCCGGTTGAATGATTTTCCCCCGGGAGATAATATGACTGTACGAAGTTCCGCAGTAACCGCATTTTCGTTCCTCATTGTTCTGAATATTCATGTTTGTACCACTCAACCCAATCCGAAAATCTCATTGTTACCAGCCATTCAGCGCCATTCTTGCGATGAATCACAACCGGGATTCCGTCTTTCTGCAATTCACTGTCTCTGATTGACTGCTGCATTGCGTTCTCTAAGTTCAACTTCTCTACACGCTTGACTTCAACGTGTATGCCCGGAGTTCCGGCAACATCTGCTTCACCGTCTTTGCTGTTACCTCTGCACTGTGCGCTTCTGTGAGCGTCTGGAAAGCCGTTGTCAATGAACAGGTGAGCAACTTCCCGCTCTCCGACTTTACCCTTTGTACGGCTTGTGCGCCCTATCTGTGAGCGTGTCTTATTCTTGTTCCTGTTCTGCATCAAGTTTCCCCTGTTTTTGCTTTCTTCGATAACTGCGAGTAAGTGAATCTTTAATCCACTTCTTGCGCTTAGAGTTTGCGATAAGGCAATACCAGCGGCACTCTGCAAGCTGCCATTCAAAATCCCACGATTTGCCGCTTTTCGTTTTCTTGTACTGTGCTTTCTTCATAGCGATTCACCTCAAAACGGTAATTGCTGACCAGAGCAGTCTTGAAAATCATCTTCGTCTACTCCGAGTTCTCTGATTGTCTGCTTTTTGGAATCAAACACGCAGTCGATTGTACCAACGTGACCCTCTTTGTTCTTGCCGAGAATCATCTTGTAGCCATCTTCATAGCCGTTGTGCAACAGAATAATCATGTCGCTTGCTTCTTCTATGCCGCCCGATTCCTTCAAGTCTGCCACTGTCGGCGCTTGTGCTGCCGCTTGACGGTTAATCTGCGCGAGAACGATTGTGACAATCTTCTCGTTCTGCGCCATAACGTGCAGTTCGTTGATTGCATTTGTCGTCATTTCATAGCGGCCATTGCCATGCGATTTGACGATTGTAAGGTAGTCAACAAAGATGACTTCTGCACCGCGCTTTACTGCTTCATTGCGCACCCATCTTACGGTGTGACCGGCAGCTTCCACAATCTCTAAGTCCAATTTAGCAAACTCCGCTTTTGCTTCCAGCCACCGCTTTTTATCTTCATCTGTCAGGCATCTGCGCTTGATATTGGAGAGAGGAATCCCGCAGTAAGCCGCAATCATTCTGTCGATAATCTTCTCTTTGCGTGTCTCAAAGCTAAAGAATACGCACTTGTGCTTTCTTGCCATGTACATCATAAAGTTGATGCTAACGGCAGTTTTACCGGCTGACGGTCTGCCACCAATGACGACCAAGTCGCCAGCTTCCACAAAAGAGGAATCATCAAGTGTCGGAATGCCAAACTTGAAGTATTCCGGCGAGCGTTTCTGTTCCTGCTCAAAGATGTCAACTGCGCTCTTTGCGTTTGTGCTTTCCGCTTCCTTAACTCCATTGAACGGTTTAATAACGTTCTCCGCGAGAACCTGTAACTCGTCAACAGTGGGGTTTCCGAAAGCTGTGGCATTCAACAGGTCGTTTGCCTTTGCGATTACTTCCCGCGTCACATAAGCGTCTTTCACGCCCTGCATATATAACTTCCAGTTAGAAACAGACGGAAGTGTTTCCGCGTATCTCATTGCCAGCTTCTTGCAATTTGTGTTCATCTTAGAAGCGATGCTTGCAATGTCATAAGCGCCGTTTTTATCCAGATAGGCATTTTTGCAGATTCTAAAAATTTCTCTGCAACCCTCATCGGAGAACATGACTTCGCTTAACTCGGAGAAAGTGTCATCGCAGCAGATTGACGGCTGAACCAGCAGACAGCCAATCATCGCAGTTTCGGAATCAAGTGGTGTCATTTTGTCTCCTTTTCATCAACGAACCAAATTGTCGTGTATAGGCAAGAACCAGCCACATATTGAGTTACTTGCAGAATATTTGCCGTTGGGAATGCGTTCATAAAGTTCTCAAGTTTATGCGGCTTTCCAACTTCATTTTTATTAACCATAGTCCAAAAATGCAAATCGCCACATTTAATAGGAACACCGTTAAACTTCATTTTTCATCGCTCCTTTTCAGTGGTTGCATTGCAAGCGCGTCACGCCCACGCAAAGGGGTCAATTTCGCGTACAAATCACTTACCTTAATACAATGCTGGCAAGTCTTAGAGCACTCTATAAGCGCCGCTTTGACGCTCTCAAAGTCATACACTCCAAGCGCTTTATGATACAGCATCGCAAGGCTCTCAAAGTCGTTTTCCGAGAAACGGCAGAAGTCTAGCGGGTAAAGCAAGCGGTTGGCAGTTACAAGTTGTTCAGCTTCATTTCTTGTCATCTTTTACCCACCTAGCCCTGTCATGTTCTTCGTCCCACTCCATCTTGTAGCCATTAGAATCGAGCCACAACTCAAAGTTAGCTTGATAGTATATAAAGAACCTGTACTCGTCCCAGTTATCTTTAAACGCGATTAAAAGGTCTTGAAGCGTATTTGCAAGCATTGCAAGAATAATGCAAGCGATAACGCACACGGAAAGTGCTCCGACAACAGTGAACAACGTCATTGTGAAGCCGATATACCCATGATAAATAGTTGTCAACATAGTTACCACTCCAATCTTGCCACATCGCCGTTGTAAACGATTGGTGCTTTCTTCTGCGTCTTAACTCCGAGATAATCTTTGTAGCGAGTATTGAAGAAAGTCGAACCCATGAGCGTGTACTTCGGGTCACTGATTGTCGCCTTGTAAGCGTTGATTGCTTCAATCATAGCACTCTCTCCAACTTTGAGCAACCGCTTCTTCGCCGTCAGGCTTACAGCGCTTCGCCCATCTTTTCGAGGATAAAGCGCCCACAGCCTGTCGAACAGTTCGTTAGCAGCCTTCGTTTCCTCTGATTCCTTAACTTTGACTTCCGCGTTTCCGTCTTTTAGCTCTGCGATAATTCCATCAATGTCTCTGCGAATTTTTTCAAGTTTCTTGATTGCTTCTTCGTTTGTCATCTTAACGCAGCTCCTTTCGATATTTCTACTATACCACCGTTTACTGCGTTTGTCAATAGTTTTGTAAAATAAAAATGCAGAGAAGATTTCTCAACCCTGCATTGCAAATATTACGTTGCTACGTCAAAAAGGCAAGTCTGGAACTTCTGATGAAACGGAATCAAGGTCAAGACTGCGCTCACCCTGCGTAGGCTGCTTGTAGTCGTACATGGCCGATTCATAGTCAGGCTTGCAACCCCTGCTGTTCGCGGCGGCGGTTCCCTCGATAACAAGCGAGTAATTCTCATAGCGCTTGCCGTTGTAATCGTTGATAGCGTGTTCGATGCTGTTAATCGCAGTAATCTTGATTCTACCAGCGTTGACGATTTCATCAACATTGTTGAAAATTGTGACTTGATACCAGCCGAAATCCTTGTAAGTGCCGTCTTGCTGACGAACTGAATCGCTCAAACTTGCACGGACATACGGATTGCCTTTCTTGCTCATATACTGCTTAACCCGGAACAGCCGGTAAGTGTTGCCAACTTTAATCATGGTTATATCTCCTTACTTAAATTTATTCACGGTAGCCATCGTAGATTTCCAACTCCCAATTATTTCCATCATCAACCATGATAATTGCCTGCCCATCATAGTCGCGTCCGTTCGTTTTCTTTACCATCTCAACGAAATATTGAAAATCTTCTAGTTTATCAATCGTGACGTAAAGTGTGCTTTCGTCTCGAAAGCGCCATTTTCTTGACTTGCAATCAAAAAATTCTCTCTTTATACCGGTTGTGACACGTTCAAGTTTGAAACGAGGGTCTTTGAGAAATGGATACCTTTCAATTATTTCGTCCCCATTACCAAACCATGAAGTGGTTTCTCTAACTTTAACGCGCATAAGACAACTCCTAACTTTTACTTAATGATTTCGCCCTCAACGGTTTCAGAAAAAGATTCAATCTTGTTGCAGATTGCATCGTAGTCTTTCTGCTTAATCTCTTTTGCGGAATTATAACCGGCATCAGCGATGACCTTTGCGGCAGTGTCGGAATCAACGCTGTTGCGGGAGCAGAGAGTGTACAGACGCTTGACCTGCTTCGCACTGATAAGGTCATCAGGACGAGTAACTGCGCGGGCAACGTCCTCAAAGCGCTGTTCCTCGAGCGTAGAATCTTCCATATCGGCGGTGAACATTCCGCTAATCTGTGCAATCATAAGGCAAGCATCGACCATCGCGCGCTTTTTCGCAATTTTAATGCGCTGATTGGCTAAATCCCATTTAAGAGCACGGCCACAAGCGCTTTCGTTAGAGTTGGCAACGCCATAACCGTCTGTGATGTGCTGTTCGCCTTTCCAGAGTTCACAGCGGAAACGATAGAAGAACAGCGGCGGTGTATCTGCATCACCAAAGTTCTCAACGGCCTGTTCCAGAATGAACCGAGATTCAACGCCGTAAGCCATCAAAACTTTTTCTGCGCCAGATTTCAGCAAGCTAGGTTTGTTTGCTTTCCCATACTTTCCGAAGTCTGTATCTCGCTTCAAAAGAATTTGCTTGTTACCGATTGTCAGCTTGTAGTTTTCGTGGTCAGTGCGAACGATGGCCGCAACCGGCTCATAGTTAGTAAGTGCTTCACTCATATTTTAGTCTCCTTTGCTTGTACTTAGTAAATAATCTCCCCACTGCTCTGCCATTGCGGCGGCAATTCCTGGGAATGTCTTGCTTCTTGCCTTCCCGCCATGTGTCTGGTCTTCCCATGTTTTAGCTTTTCCGCTCGGGAACCTACCATATAATTCTGCATTATTTGGCTTTTGCAAGTTGTTTGTCCGCTTCAAGGACGGAAGCTTTTTTAACCATAAACAAGTTCGCTTTGTGACATAATTCTTCTCATCATTAACGCTTTCAGCAAACATATACGGGTCAATGATTTGGTCTGCTTTTCTGTATGCCACGTTCATAAACCCAACCGGATTTTCAACTGCAATATGCTCAATCGGAGCAAGTACGAAATACATGAAAAACACTGCTGCTTCCGCTCTGTTCTTCCACCTGTCAACAACTTTTTCTGCTGATGTGCAACGCAAAGAAAAATGTTTAGTAGAAACATTTGACAGATATGTGCAAGGCGGGTGCGCAATCATTAAGTCCCACTTATCAACAAAGTGTTCCTTTCCGTCTTGCGTTACGATTTGCCCACCCATCATTGCCTTTAGCGCATCGCCGCAAATGTGCCACTCTGGATGACCACCAGAACACTCTTGAATATCGCAAGAATACGCTTCAAACCCTCGTTCTCGGAACGCCTTGCAGACCGCTTGGGATTCCTCACAAGCAACCAAGACTTTAATATCACTTGACTGCATACCGAACTCCTTTCATCTGCTTCGTTGTCTTGTAAATCCTACGACAGCTATAAAACAAGTCACAGCCTTTTTCGTAGTCCGTTTCATACAAACGATATTTTCCAGTGCGCATAAGTTGAAGTCCGAGATGCCGAATATTTGCGTTTTCCAACTTTTCAAACTGCTCGTTTAACAGCAGGTCATGATAAGCTGCAAGCTGCGCAGACAAGCTCGGAATGTCAACCTTGTAACTGGTCTTAATATCAAGTATGCACCACTTGTCGTCAATGACCCCAAACCTGTCAAGAGTGCCAGCAAATCCTAAAGTCGCATTGCCCATTTGGTGTTCAATTAACTCCCACTTGTGGTGATAGTCGCGGCAGAACTGCACATAGGCTTCCAGATACGGCGCATATTCAGCCGGAAAATCGTCTGGAATCTCGCCGGAGTAATCATACATTACTGTAGCTTCATGCACCGCAGAGCCGCGCTCTCGCGCTATCAGTGCCATGTTAGGGTCAGCGCTATTTGCCTTGTCAACTGCGAGGTAACGGATGATGTGCGTCACGCTCGGTAGCTCTACGCCATCTAGCGTGTAAGTGTGAGTTGTTTCATCAAACTGAACTCTGCTTGTCTTTTTACTCACTTGAAATCACCTTTTGCATATTGTCAAAGCGTTCCTTTGTGCTAATATCCTTCGCAATTACAAGCGCAAGAATCTCATCCATGCAAGACTCCGCGGAAACCGTGTCATTATGGTAAGCGTCAGCAATCTCGCATACAAGCGCAAATGCGTCAAAATCTGCCATAGGCGAGTTTCTTTTCCACATATCGGAAAGCATAGAAATTGTGCTTCTTGTTGATTCACGCATTTTGTTCAGCCTTTCTTTTCTCTAATTCAGAGTTAATTCTTTCTCTAAACTTTAGCCAATCCGGCTTGTCAATTCGTTCATCGCCAAGCTGATTGATTCGCTCCGCAAAGTTGATGTCATCAACCATAACTTTAAGTTCGTTGTCATTGAGATACTTAAAGTTCCTGCAAACGAAATCCTGTACAAGACTTGGCATATATGTCTGTCTGCCGAAGCAGTAACGAACAGCACAAACGCAAATTGTTCCGAAATCCTCGTCTATTACTGTGCTCATTCTGATACCTCCTCTACATATGCCATGCTCTGGCGCAGATTGAGCGATTCGGGTCAAGGCAGACCCACTCAAAATTCTTGAACATAAAGTGTTCGCCGGGGCGCAGGGTTGTAATGTTAGTCATTGTCGGTCACCTCCGTGAGCCAGAATTTGCGTTTGCAATCGCTGCAACTGATTTCGTGGCAATTTTCTTCCGGGTTGTAATCATAGTTAATGTATTTAGGGCACATCCAGAGGTAATCGTCCTTCATTTCCGCCTTTGGGAACATCCTCAGAAACTCGCTCTGGCGGGTCCTGACTGGGTGGTCTTTTGCCCATTGCTCAACAATCTGCACAGTCTTTTCTGCACATTCGCCTATATCAGCCATACAGCAGTGCTCTTCTTTGTTTAATAATTGGCATTCAGAACACTTTATTTTACTTCTGCACAGTCTGCGTAGAGCTTTTACATATTCAACTGCGTCCATATTCATCCTCGCTTTCATCTTCCATGCCGTCCAACTTGCCGGACAGAACAAGAATCACCGCTTCAATAAGAATTGTCCACTTGATGCCGTCAAGGTCATCAAAAGATAAATCCCCAGCTTTTGCGTACTTTTTCTGTCCTGCTGTTTTCTGCATCGTCAGGTGGCACAAATCATTAACTGCCTGTTTAAGCGCCTTTATGTTAGGCTTGTGGTGCGCTCCGGGTTGAAGCATCGCCCAAACGCCAAGTTCCTCAAGCGGAGAACCTCCCCAGTCAGCCGCTCTACCATACTTACTCATAATTAACTCTCCTTTGGCGGTTCGGGGAGTGGTATCCAGTGAGTAACATTTGCGCCTACGGTTTCGTATGTGAGAGGTTCCCCGTCATTATTCGTTCCATCTTCAAAATAACCACCGCAATCGCACCAACCGCGTTTCGGGTCGTAAAATGCCAAATAGATGTCCACACCAGACCAGTGGTCTAAACGCACAAGAACCTTTTCATACGGGTCAGGCAGTCTGTCTTTAACACTTATCCATTCACTCATTTGCGCTCACCATCCTTGTGCCGCATTCCGGGCAATACTTAAAATGATTACAAGATGCAAAAACAGATTCGCACACAGGGCATTCGTAATAAGTGTTGCAGACATCCTCTCCGGCGTATACCCACTCCGCTTTTATACGTTTTGGCTCAATCGTTGGCGCCGCATCAATCGCCTTTTTGGCTATGTGCCAGGCAGTTGATGTGTACAAGCTATCCTTGTACCTGATTTCATCCAGCACATTCTGCATTGCATCCTCAGCATAAATCAGTCGTTTCATTTCAATTCTCCTTTCGGTTTTTCTCGGATTCTTTCGTTTCCGATGCCTTTATTATACGCTTCTTTCGGATAGATGTCAATATCTTTCGCAGAAATATTTTTTGGAAATAATGCTTGCAAGCGTAATTCTGATGTGCTATAATAAGGATGTTATCAGAAGTCTTGTTTGGAAGTGACGGGCCAAACAGGGCCGTACATCTAAATAAGACTTCGAGCTTACTCTGGTTGCTACCGTCACAGCAATCAGCGTAGGCTTTTCTTTTTATTGAGAGGTGCGTACATGCAGGATTTTATCGAAGATAGTCTCGTAATCATGACGAAAAGCACGATTGACGCATTCTTAAATACAGATTGCTACGCAGAACTAATCGGCTTGTATTCCTTTTATTATTACACAGCAAAGTGGCAAAAGACGAACCAGCCAAAATGCACAACAGATTATGTTGCAAAAGGCATAGGATGGAATGTGGCAAAAGTCCGTAAATACAAGCAAAAATTGATTGACTTAGGCTTGATTGAGGATGTAGTGGCAAAAGACGACAAAGGCAAGGTAACTGGTCACTACATAAAGCTGAAATATGTCGTTTCATCGCAAAAAGTGAGTGAGCTTTCTGCGCAGAATCCACCCCATCAAAAATCCACAGGGTGGGTTTCTCCACGGGTGGCAAAACCGGGAGACAAATGCTTAAAGAATAAGTATAATAAATGCTTAAAGAAAAATAATAAAATGCTTAAAGGGGATAACGCCAAAAAGCTGGAATGGTAACGGCTTTGCCGTGAAACGCTTCGCCTTATTAGCTTAACTTGCGCAAGCAAGGGAAAGGAAGCGAAGCGCAGTAATAAAAGTTCCGACCTGTTAAAAATTTATCAAAGTAGGTGAAAACATGGGTAAACGAAACACAATCCACAAGTTGCCAGAATACAAAGGTTACAGCGCTTACTACTATTACGATGATGAAGATAAACTTTGGGTTGGCCGTATTTACCATTCGGCTGACGGAGAGTTTACGGACATGGTTGCATGGCGCGATGAAAACGAAGATTTGATGGAACCACTGTTTTACAGCATGGTTGACGAGTACATTACCTTTAAAAAACAGATGGAGTACAAATACGGAAAGCCGGTGAATAAAAAATGACGTTCGTTATGGGTTGTTTTACAGCGGTTAGTGCATTGTTTATATTTGCTGTATTTCTTGAAATCGTGTTCGGTATCTTGAAAGACGAGAGTTTTGATACTATTGTCGGTTACGTTCTCGGAACGATTGGCTTGTTCGCGCTGTTTGCATTGTTCTTTGCGGTTGCAGTCGGCGCACATCTGTGAGGTGAATAAGATGGAGTTTAAAGCAATCTTGATAACTTGCACGCTTACCTTAATCGTAATTAGGGTCATTCAGAAAATCACACGCAACGATATGATTAAAGCATGTACTGCAATTTCTGCTCTTATTGCGCTTATTGTGGTTGTCGCAATGACTATTGTGTTTAGAGCAAATTCTGAGACATTTTGGGCGCTTTTGTTCGGAGCATGGGCGATTAACGTAATTTTAGCTGCGGGAGATGATGACTAATGTTGGGCTTAATTATTATTTTTGCATGGGCGTTGAAAGTTCCCACTTGGATTTTTGCGATTGCAATGATTTTTGGTGCTGTTGAGGTGTTCGGAAAATGAAAACATTAAAAAAGGACTACACCATCGAGGAACTCGCTCAAATGGCCTACAAGGGGGCTAGGAGCGATTTTAAGACGCTTTTGCGCGGGTCTGAACAAAGTGCCTACCTAGCGCTTCGATACCTCTACAAGCTCTATGAGGTAGGTGGAATCTCAAAGGAAGAAGCTGGCAAGACTAAGGCACAGATAACTCGGCGTTATGAGCAAGACCGGCTTCGTGAGGAACAGCTTGATTCCACAATCAAGGCTTTCGCTGACACCGTGAAGCGCACGGCAACGGCAAATGAAAATTACAGACGTGAAAGAACGCTTGACAATGCTGATAAGCTGTGCATGGCTATTGACGGCATCGCCGTACAGGATAGGAGAGACAATAATGCTGTGTGAAAAATGCGGCAGCCAGAATGTGTATGTCAAAGATAATGTGTTTGCACCGCCAGAAAACACAAATTATAGAAAGCGAATCTGCAAAGACTGCGGATATGAGTTCTTTACAGTAGAGTTTTCCGTTGAAAAAGGCGATGAAACCACAATTAAAGAATGGAACAAATGGCATCGCATAAGCGCAAAAAAAGCCGCAAAGCGTAAAAGCAATGCGGCTAAGTAGGAGTTACTTCTTGAATTTTTTGCTGTAATCTGGCTGAATCTCTGCAAGATAAACCATGTCGTAATCGCAGTTTTCCAGTTCCATGTACAGGCTCTCTGCAAATGCAAGTTCTTCCGACACATCAAGCACAAGATTCTCTTTGACGAATTCTGCAAAATCTATCGCGTTATCGTTTAAAAGTTCCTTATAACTTGTGGAGTAGAGGTCTTTAGTCTGACGTTCCCATTCCACCCACTTCGCCATTGCGTCCTTTACGGCTCTGCGCTTTGTGGTGGCATCTACATCTTGTCTGCGATAACTGCGCCAGTTCTGCGGAATGTAACTTTGAGTTGATACAGAGTATTCCGGGATAAACGAGTTTGCGCGTCTCATGTAGAACGAATCAGTTTTTACTAGACTGTAAGATTCCTCTTTGTAGTGGTGTTCGTGCATACGCTTGAAGCCTTTTAAGTTCAAGAAGTCAAAGTATTGGCGCATTTGGTCGTGGAACATCGTTCCCTCGATTTGGTGCGCTTTTATTTTGGCAAAGACTTCCTCGACCGTCATCGCAATCACTCCTTAACGACTTCAACTGCCACGTTGGAAGTTGTAACAGCCTGACCAGTCACGATTACTTGCAAACGGCTGGAAACCTGACCGCGATACACGCGAACAGGAGCGGTGAAAGCAATACCAACGGAATCAGCTGCGGCGGCAGTCACAGTTTGTGTTGCACCAGATACGGCTTGACCGTCCTGATACAGAGTTACCGTCACAGGGCCAGCGGCAGACGCTACAAGCGTTGTATTGACCGAGACAGAATAGTATCCAGCCGCATCATTGCAAACGCAAGGACAGCCAGCAGAGCCGATGATAACGCCATTGTTGCCAAGGCGAATAGCGTTGCCGTATTGTCTGACAGTGTTTGTCAGCGGCAAAGCACCGCCAACAGCCAGAGCGGTTGCGCCAGTGTATGTATAATAGCCAATTGCTTTAGACATAATTCTTCATCCTTTCACAAAATAAAAGGCGGAGCAAGTATACCTGCCCCGCCAATAAACCTCGCCTACAGGGCGTTTAAATCAGAGTTAGTTTAGATGGCGTTGCCAGCGCAAGGGCCACCGCAGAACGGAGATGCACCGGCGCTATAAGCGTAGGTCATGGGATAACGCACTACGCCGCACATTTGCTGGGCAAGTTCAAGCTGGTTAATGCGCTGCGCTTGTGCCGCGATG